CCCGCCGTATCCACGGCGGTATTGACCGCTTTGTCTAACTGCTTTTCTACTGCATCTTTAACTGCCTTACTAAGCTCCGATGGCTTGACTGCCAAACGCTCCAAGAATTCCTCATAAGAGGTATCCCTTGAGATGGTGCCTTTCTCAATTGCCTCTTCATAAAGGCTTTGCCTACCATCCAAGATGACGGGCATCGTATCGACACTGTCGCCGGTGACGGTAATACCGCCTTTGATTTCGGCCATTCTTAAGCTCCTAAATTATTCTCAAGGGTTAAATTCCCCTCATAAACCACTGAGCGGATGCCCTTAACTTCAACCTGCACGACATATCGCGCCCAACGCCATGTCCAAGCCGCCGTCTGCTCGGCTGTTAAAACCGTGCCGACGCCGCCGTCTGAATTGATTGTATTGGGCTTGACGGTCAATGGGACTTTGACTGCATCCCCGCTGGTTGGTGTGATGACCAATGTCGCCGAATCCAAATGTTTAAGAGATGGATGTACATAACCTTTCCGATCCACAATGACGAAGGTTATCGGCATAGTTGTGCCGCGCTTCACTGAAAAATCAACGCGGGCGGTCATTGCAGCTCATCCGGCAAATGCGCACGTTGTTTTTCGCACAGGTAGGCCGCGCGGCAATGGTCTTCCTGCAAAAAAAACAGTGCATTTATCGTGCGATACGCCATTCGGGCGGCGCGGTTCGGATGTACAGCCAACACCGCACCTCGGTAGACACGGCTGCTGACGGTTTCGTCCGGACTGCCTGCAATCATGGCGTTTGCGAGCTGGTCGGCAGCGATGGCGATATTTCTCATATAGTTTTTGATGCTTTGTTTCATGCTCAGACGACCTTACAAGCTGATTTCGGTATTGATGGTGTTCAATTCGTCTAAGGTTTTGGCGGCTTCGATTTGTTTCTCGATTGCCTGCCTTTTGCCTGCGACGGTGGCGCAAAGGGATTCATAGGCCAGGGTTTTTTTGAGGGCTGCCGCTTTGAGTTTGTCAGGACTGATGCCTCTTGCTTGGGCAATTTGGTCAAGGACAGGAGTTTGAGTGGAATTGTCCGCCTGCCATGCGCGTGCTTCAGATGCTTGTACTGGCCAGCTCTGCACTTCAAAGGCAGGGAGGTCATCCATGCCGCTTTGTTCGTTGACGATGGCTTGGGCACGTTGATTGAGGCGAGACAGGGCGATGACTTTTGCGGTGGCGAGTTTAGTCTCTTCTGCTTTTGTTTTTTTGATTTGATTTTCCGTCCATTTTTTTCCGTCCCATTCGCAATATTCTGACGGCGGGGCACTCATAGTCAGATCGTCTGAAAGGCTGCCGATTTGGTCGATGGTAACGGCTGTACCATCAGTTTTTCGGTAGGCAATTTTGCCGCGATGGTCTTCGATGACATCCCAGCCTTCGCCGTTCCAGCGGGCGACTTTGTCTGCGCTGATTTGAGGCGGGTCGGTGTCGATGCAACCGGCGGGAATCAGATAGCTTCCATCTCGTGCCATGATGTCTAGATCGGCTGTGGTTTGGCCGATGTAAAGATGGTCGGCATCAAGTTGGCAGACGGGTTTTGTCCATTGGATGTTTTGGGTCATTTTTTTACCTTTCTAAACGGTTTAAGGTGACTTATGCCTTGATGCATGCCAGCAGGGCAATATTTCTAGGGCGGGTTTCAATGCCGCCAGCCGGTTCGGTTTGGCCAACAGTGTCAATCGATACGGTTGACGGATTGCTCCCCCTGTCGGTGTCGGACATGTGGTTGACACCGATGCCGTGGCTGTGGCTTCGGAATTCATCTGCCTGCCATGAGCCTATGACACGTCCGTTGTCGACAGTTCGCCCGTCGTCCCAACTCCTGATGAATTCACCGCGCAAATCCGGGAGATTAAAGGTAGTACGTCCGTCGCCTGCGCCATAAGTGGTGCCGATGAGGGCGAATAAGTTGGCATAGACGGTGCGCGATACTGCCGCTCCGTTTGCTTTGAGCCAGCCGAAGGGGACGGTGGTATGGGCAAAATAGGCGATTGCGCCTGTCGGGACGCCGACGTTCATGGTTTGGTTGTCGACTTTGGCGACCAGTCCGGGCGTGTCCCAGCCGATAGCAATCTGATGCGACGCTCCGCCCAGCCCGATTGTGCCGCCACGCTTGATTGAGTTATCAAACGCTTTATTGAGCGCAAACGATGACGGTACGGTTGCAACCGTGTGGTCATCGGGGTTGTGGCTTACTTTACGGGTTGTAATGACATCCGCACCGTCGTACTGGAGCGTGCCGTCATTTTTTAGTTGTATACCCTTGTTTGTCTTTTTATTGAGGATGTAGCCGCCTGCGGCATCAGCGCCGATGTGCAGATAATTATTCGCGTCAAACAATGCTTTGCTGTCGGATACGGTGATGCTTTTGTAAAAATTAGGGTCGTCCATGCGGGCTTTTACCCTGCCCAGCTCGTCATAAAGCCAGCGTGTACGGTTTGCCAACTCCCGTGTCGGGCGGTTGTCGATACCGTTAGGGCCGCCCTGCACAGGGTCGGAGGTCTCCCATTGGTAAATGCCCGCCTCCCAGCGGCTCATCTCGCTTAAATTTGCCATCTATGCTGTCCCTCGATTAAACGTGCCGTCCCTTAATGCTTGTCCGTTGTGCCTCAAGGAGACGTGTTGGTAATCCAATGCCGCCAAAACACATCGGGCAGGTGCAAACGCCCGCAATGTGCGCCTCAGCAAGGCTGCCTGATCGTTGGTGATGGTATTGGTCATAATGATGCGGTAATGCGCCCAACGGTCTGTATGACCGTGTGTATAACTACCGTCACGGTGGATTTCGCCGTTATGCTTTTTATTACTAAGCCCTTCGATAATTTCCACTTCGCCGAACCCGAGACGGCGCACAATCTCGCGTATTGCCCAGGGTGTGCCTTTGTACCTGTGGAGCTGGTAGGCCCCTTTGATGAGTTTGCGGCGGGTTTCGTCGCTCTCAGCAAGCCAATAGCCGTCCTCGCCCAATATGCTTCGACTCTCAGCCAACAGTTCCAAATGTTCGGGCGCGACCAGCTCAGTCAAACGCGGCATCAGCTTGACCGCGTCAATGTCGCTCATCCTCAAGCCCAAATCGGCCAACATCCGATAACGTTGGTCGCGCTCGATAACTGAGGCATAACTCAGTGTTGCCATTGTTGTTACCCCTCTGCCGTTTCGGACGATGCCCGGATATTGACGGACGTACATCTTGCCCATTGGTCGGGCTTGACGACGGTTAGGGTCGGTTTTTTAAGGACTACGTTATAAACGCCAGCGACTTTTAAAACTGTTTGGATGTCCAAAGGCACAATATCCATGCCCAATTTTTCACGTCGCGTTACTTCATATTCCGACCATGCTTGTTTTGCTGCCGCCAAAACCTCGGCAGCATTCCCCCCGGTATACAAAACCAGCTCTGCGTCCAGCGTATAGTCGATTGCTGCCGGAGCAGTTACAGTTACCGTGTCGCAAAGCGGACGGACGCGTTCTCCGGACAAAAACCTTTGCACCTCGCTCACCAACTCCGAAGACGGCAACCCGTTTTTGGTCAATAGCGTTACCCTTACTTGGCCCCCTATCGGCAGGCCGTCCGACCCCGTTAAATTGCCCACATGTACGTCACAAATAGCAGGGCTGACACGGCGGGCAAAATACTCATAAGCCCCGACAGGGCCTGCAACACTAAAGCTTTCCGGTGCAAGCAGGATGCGCTGTCGGTATGCCTCATCAGACTCTTCCGCCGCGCCGCCTGTCGGCACAGTAGTGTTGACGGCTGTAACGCCGTCAATCGGATTGACAAGCGTATTAACCTGCCCAGCGGCAAAACCATTACCGGACACGCCGGTTTGGAGGCAGACAGCCTCCAAATCTAAAGTACGGATTGACGGCGAGAGCGTGCCGGATGCAACCGTCCGAAACACGGTCGCTCCGGCGGCCACTTGAGTGCCTTGTGCAATCAAAACAGGCTCCGCTTTGGAGGTAGCTAACGTAAAACGGATGGTGCATCTGGCAGCGGAGGCTTCAAGCCGCGGGGTGTTGACGTCATCGCCGCATAAATCCAACATCAACCCCGTTGCAAAACGCGGGTGCTGTTGGCGATAAGCTTCATTGAATGCTTTTCTCGCCAAAGTCTCGCGATAAGCGTAGGTATTGATGAGCAGCCGCTCGATGTGGGCGGGTTGCAGAGTTTTACCACTGCGGTTCTCATAATCGGCAATGGTTTGTGCCAGCACTTCAGCGAGATCGTCCGGAACCGCCTTAACCTCGTCCCGATTGAGTTTGCTCAAATCCATGCTGCCTGCTCCAATCTGATGTCTGTGCTATAAATCTCGCCCGCTACCTCATCCGCAACGCGCCAGTAAACCATCATCGTCAGATGTGGCGCAGCGCCGCGGAAAATAATGTCTTCGACCACTACCCGCTTTTCCCACGTCTGTATTGCCAACATGGTCGAGCGGACGATATTAGGGACAAACACGTCTTCGGGTGTGTCCAGCCATTTGTAATGGTCGGAGCCGAAATCAGGACGGGTAACGTCCGCACCTTTGCGGGTGGACAGGATATTGCGGATACATTGGTCGATGTCGTCCGCACCCTGAACCACGCCCGAGCCTTCGGGCGCGAGCTGCCAGTGTTTCGAGATAGGCGCAGCGTAAAACATCAAAAAATCCCTGTATCGCTTATAGATACAGGGATTGTAGAGAAGGCCGTCTGAAACGCCTTTTAATGCGGTTTAATGATTTTTCGGCTCGCCGGTTTGTCCGCCTGAATCGCCGTCATGGATGTGCTTGCCGATATTGATGCCGTTGACGATAAGTTCGCCTTCAATGATGACTTTACCCTTAATATTCGCCGTCTCACCGCCGCCGGCATTACTGGCCGTCAAACCTGCGGTATAGGTCAACAGCCCTTTTACCGTCGCATTACCCGTGATTTCTGTCTCCGGTGATTGGATGTCTACTTTTTTCGCCGCTTTGATTCGGACTTTACCCGGCGTCTCAACGACTACTTCGCCGCTACTGCGGTCATGCGAGATGACCGTGCCATTGGTAAACCGTTTGACCCATTTGTTTTGGTCGGATACCGGTGGCTTATCTGAGGCATTGTAAATCGCGCCGATAACGCAGCCGGTCTCACCCCGCACATCCAGCAGGCAGACAACCAGTTCGCCCACATCGGGGAGGCTGTAAAACCGGTTACCGCCCGCCGCAGGGGTCGCCATAGGCAGCCAGTCGGTTACCATGTCGTCGAGTACGGGGATTTTTACCCTCAGACTGTGCGCCGCCGCATCAATCGCCGATACAATGCCAAATTGCATCGTTGCCGTAAAATCATGGGTTTGCATTGGTTTTATCCTCGTCTGCGACATACTCTGTCATTTTGATCTCCAATTCGGTCGTCCATCCGCCGTGGCGCGTGAAATCATGTCTTGATTGCTTGACCAGATATTTCCCCGAAAACTTGCCGAATCCTTTAAGCCGTACCATTTGACCTGCCACCAACAGCGCATTGCCGACCAGTGTAACGGTACCCGCACATTGGTCGTCCTGCGCATCCGCCAATTTGGCATCTGCCCTGGCATTTAATTGCGCAGCGCTCTCACCCTTATTCGGCACGATACGCAATGTATCGCCCGTACTGCCGTGTTTGGCTTTGCCGCGTCTTGATTTGCTGCTGCGGCTCGCCGACACGGTCTGTTTGGATTTCGGGTCGTAGCCTTTGACATCTACTTTAGACGGAACCCCCTTAATCAAATCGCGCAGGCGGATACGGATGATGTCCTCGGGCAGCAATACGGCAACGGCAGGACGCTGTTTTAGCTCGGCATTATCGGCAAATACCAGTTTGTTGCCGACGATTTTAAAGCTGTGGCCGTACTCCTGCGCCAAACGTGCCAAAAACTCGATGTCGCGCTCCTGATACTGCGTCACACGTTTGATGGGGATGTTTTTGACCGTACCCGTTACCTCCAACTTCAGACGGTCTGCCACCTGACGGACAATGGCGGCCAGAGTCGTGTTTTCATAAGCCTTACCGCGCAAAGTGCGGCTAGACTTGGTAATCCCGGTCGATAGTGCCTTCAGGCTGACCGTCGACGGCGGATGGTTGTACTCAATCTCGGCAATCTCAAATTTGCCAAAAGACAACAGCCCGGTAAATTGGTCGCCCAGGCTCAAAGACAAAGTATCGCCCTGTTCGGGATACCAATTACGCAGCCAGCGTCCGTCCGCATCCTCAAACTCAACCTGCAATTCGTCCGACTGCCCCTCAAGGTAATCGGTATAACTGAACGAAATCAGATAAGGCGCGACATCTGCCGTTATATCCTTGTCTTCGTAAGACAGGACAAAATCGGGCATAGTAACCGGATGAGTGCTGCCGCCACCGTCAAGGCCTTTTGATTTTAAAAACGCACCTAACGCATCCACCACGGTAGCTCCTCTTGGTTGTTCTTCGGTTTGGTTTCGAGTACGGGGACAAAGACCGTCAGACCGCCTGCGAACTCCTCCGCCAACGGCAAGTGAGGATTGGCCGCAATCAGGCCGTCAATCAACAGCGCATTGCCGTAATGTTTGTGCGCAATCAAATCCCAGCGGTCGCCGTCTTGAGTGGTGTAGCGTATTACCGCACTCATCATTTATCCTTTCTTGCCGCCAGCCAGCCGGTCAAAGCCTGGGCAGCGGCAGAGCCGTTTGCCATCGCATCAGATGCCTCGGCAACACCGTCTCCGACGGCAGCCAGCCAGCCGCCGATGGAGCCGCTCTCATACCCGGCACGCAATGCCCCAACGGCACCGCCCAGCCTGTTGGCCGCTTGACCTGCCTGTAATGCAAATTCAGCCGCGCCTTTAAGGTCTCCGAAAATCGCCGTTACTTCGGGCAAGGCATTGAGCCGTCCTAAAGTGCTGCCGCCGATATTGAGTGCGTCCCCCAACAGGTTTAATGCCCCTGACGGGTCGTTTTTCAGATTTTTGGCAGCCTGTATCAGATTCTGCATATCGCTGATGCCTGCTTCGGCTGCTCGGTAAATTTTCACACCTTTTTCCACCGCCGAAATCAATTTGCCCGCTTTTGCCTGCACGCTTTCCGGCAATAAGGATAGGAGCGGATTTTGCCCGCCCGACTTGACTGCCGGGGTCGGGAGCGGGTTATTCGGGTCGCCGACAAACTGGGTCAGCTCCACATCCAATTCACGCGCCGCCGTCCGGCCTTGCGCATCCTGAATCAACGTGCGCTCCGTCAGCCGCTCAAGTACAAACCATCCGACAAAACGACCGCTGCCGTAAACCAAAGACACCGCCTGCTGCGCTTCCAAAGCCGACAGCAGCCCCTTATAAGCTGTATCGGGATTACCCAGCCGCCAATGCAGCTTGAGCGAAAAACGCAGCGTCGTCAGTTCGTTTTGCAAGGCCTGCAGGCGCGGACGGCCTTTCAAGACCTCATGCTTGGCAAAGTTTGCCGAATGTTCCGCCTCAAGCGATGTAAAGCTGTTTAAAAGCTCAAAGCGTACCTCGCCCAACATCGCATACATCAATAAGCCCTCCGTGCTTTGTCGTCCATCATGCGGCGAAACATTGCCTCAAATTCGCGCAAACCGATTTGCAGCGCAGCCTCAATCTGCTGAGGATTACCGCCCGGCGCATTGATGGTTGGGTTGTAATTGATGGTCATCCCACCCGTTGACTGGGATCTGCGCGCATCCGCAAATGCAGCGCGGCCAGATGATACCCGCGCCGCCATTTGTCCCATATGGTTTGCAAAACCACTTTTCAGACGACCAGCCGTATTGGCCACAGAAGCGATTGGGCGTGACGCGCCTTTGTCTAAACCTATTTGTAGCCCCTCCATCATCCAACCACCGAAACGGCGGAAAACGCGGCTGGGAGAATGAATGCCCATCACACCGGCAAAAGTTTGCTTGAGAGATGCGGCCTGTTGTGCAAACCAAGTTTTGACCGATTCAATTTTTGATTTGAGACCGTTCCACAGCCCCTGGATGATATTGGCACCAAACTGGGTAAAGCTGGACGGCAACTGTACGCCGAACCAAGACAAAACAGAGGCAAACGACTGATAAAACAACCCTAACGGCGACCAGTTGATAATCTGCGCTGAGATATTGCCTATGCCGCTATTGAAAAATGCCTTGATGCGTTCCCAACACGTACCGAAAAAAGAGGCTATGGAATTAACTATGCCGCTGATGAAATTACTTAAATCTTGCCACAATGCTTTTGCACCACCGACTACACCATCCCAGTTTTTATAAAGCAGATAAGCAGCAACACCAAGAAGTGCTAAAGCAATGCCAATAGGCGACATTAATAAAAACCTACCCAGACTCATCAGACCACTACCTAACAGTGTTGCCGCCGTTTTTACTACACCGAAAATACGGGCCAACGCACCAATGCCTGATTTAAACCTGATAACGGTGGCAAGCCAGTCAACGCCGAGCAAGGCTTTTGCAAGCCGAAACGACACCATCAAACCGGACAACTCATTTCCGACAAAACGGAACATTAGCCCACCGACCTTTAACGCCGCAAACCCTGCCGCAAGATGCACGAGTGCGGATACAACTTCGGGATTTTTTGATGCCCAATCTGCAAAACTGTTTATAATCGGGCGGATGGTCGTCATCAGCTGATTGAGCGCGGGCAACAATACACTGCCCGCTGTGATACCGATTTCTGTCAAACTATTTTTAAAGATTTGCCAGTTGTTTGCTGTCGTGGCAGACCTGGCGGCAAACTCTTTATCCATACTGCCGATAAACGCAGGTTTACCGTCTTTTGAGGTTTTTTTGAGTTCATTGATTGATTTCTTATAGGTCTCCAACCCGCTAACCAATACCGCGACATCATCGGCATATTCCAAGCCGAACAAATCAACCAGTGCGCCCATTTGGTTTTCTTTAGGCAGTTTTCCGACCTGTTTCAAAAAGTCCATCAACGCCTGCTCGCCGTTTTCCTTGATGGCTTTCTTCAAATCTTTTGATTCCATCCCCATATTTTTCAGGGCTTTTTGGAATTTCGCTCCTTGCTTATCCGCAGTCATCAATTTGGTCAACATACCGTTAATTGCCGTACCGGCGATTTCAGGCGTTTTGCCTAGGCTGATAAACGCATTGGATAAAGAGGTCGTCTGAATTTCAGTCAACCCAAACTGTTTGGCAACGCCACCCACTCGACCTAGCGTATTGATAATATCGCCCGCCTTGGCAGGGCTTGAGTTGGACAAATGATTGACTGCATCGCCCAGTTTGCCGATTTGGTCGATTGGTATCTGATAGACATTGGCAAGTTTCGCCATGCTGTCGCCAGCCTGATCGGCAGCCATATCGAACGCTACCGACATCTTGGCGATGGTCTCTGTGAATTTAGGCAAGTCTTTGCGCGCCACGCCCAGCTGACCGCCTGATGCAGTGATTTTTGCCAGCTCTGTCCCTGCCATAGGGATAGTGCGTGTCAGGCGCAAAATGTCCTGTTCCATTTCCTTAAACTGCTTGGGCGTATCAAAATCAACGACCTTTTTGACATCTGCCATTGCCGATTCAAATTCGACGGCCAGTTTCACTGGGAATGCCACCCCTGCTACAGCTCCGGCTGCTCCCCAAAATTCGTCTTTGATCGCGCGGCGGCGGTCGTAATGAGCCTGTTTCTGCTGCTGCAAATCAGCAACGAGGCTGCGTTTGCGGTTAATTTTGGCGATAGTCTGACCAAGCTGGTCATATTCTCGTCTAAGTTCGCCAACACGTTTTCGGCTCATCCGTAGAGGATTTTGCAACGTTTCGCCAAGCAGGCTTTGCCGGGCCGCCAGACCTTTGACTGTTTTATCCAAAACGTCCAAAGACGACTTGACTGATTTGATACCGGCAACTGCACCACCGACCGATGCGCCGATGGTAATGCCTAAAGAAAAACCGCTTGCCATATGACTGCCTGCAATTTAGAATTTGTTCAAGAAAAGAAAGGGATGGCCATGTATATCAACAGCAAATATGAAACTGTGTTTGACCGCATCAGCGACCTGGCGGCAAAAGGTCTGTTTGCTGTTTATATGCTGGGCATTGCTTGGGCTGTTATAACTAATACGCCTGCCGACCTTGCCGTCATGTTGCCCGTTCTGCTGCTGGCATGTTTTTTAGGGGCAATAGCTTGGTTGCTTGTCGGATTCATTCCTACATTTATTGTTGGAGTGCTGGTTGGAGGTTTATCAGCGGCAACAATATTTATTAAAGACAAAATCAAAAGCCGCACCGCGAACGACACGGCTCTGAAATTCTAAATCCCGCCTCTTCGATAACCCGCCTTCATTTGGCGGGTTGCTTCTTTCTGCCAGTCTTCAAATTCGTCCAGCGGCAGCGTATAAACCTCATCTACGCTCCAACCGAACCACCATGCCAAATCAGCAGCGGCAGACAGCAACTGCCGCTGCGCTTCAGACTTTGAAAGAGGTGGACTATTTGTCTTGGTCGGATTCCGTGAATCGGCGAAACGTTTCCTGCAACTGTTTCCAGTCCACCAAGTCCAAACAATCCAGGTCTTCTGGAATCATGCCTGTCATGCGGGCAAACAGGGCCAGCTCCTGCTCCGCCTCATTCGTCAGATGCGAGACGGCGCGCAAATCACCCACACACAGACGGCGGACGGTTACCTGCTCCAACATCTGCCCCGTCGCCAGTCTGACCGGATATTTCAATTTCACAACGGCATTCACACCCAAATCTTCTTGCAACTGCTTGGCTTCATTCATTTTCCATCTCCAAAACGTTTATAAAAATAAAAAATCACCGTATCGGTAAAGATACGGTGATTGTGTCAAAGGTCGTCTGAAACGGCTTTTAATCCGATTTAAAGATTAAGCACCAATGTTTTTACGCATTTGGCTCAAAACGTCCTGACCGTCTACGCGGTAGATGTTTTTCATCGCGTTGTAGTACAGCACTTCTCGACCGCCGACGACTTGGCGGACTTCTGTCGCCTGGTAGGTTGAGCCAAATTCCGCCTTTTCCTTCGGCTTGTAACCGCCCAAGGCGTTTTTTGAAAACATCGCCGTTACCGTAGTTACGATGGGGACTTCTTCCGCCAAACCTGCTGCATTAAAGGTTTGCAGGTTACCGCGCACCATCAGTTGCACGGCCTTGAATGGGTTGGATGCCTTCTTAGCCACTTCAGGATAAAAGCTGTTCCAAGTAACTTCGCCTTCCAGGGCTTCGACGCCGTTTGGCAGCTTAATCGTGCCGACCATACCCAAACCGGTAAAGTCGTCCTGACCAAACTCAAACTCAGGCAATTTAAACTCGGATGCATTACCCAAAAGGCTGTTGCCGTCGATATAGATATTGGCATTGTAGATTGCATTGATTGCAGACATATTTCTTCCTTTTCAGACGACCCTTAGTTAGCCGATAACAGATTGACAAGATACTTGCGGGTCATCACGCTGGTATTGGTAATACGCTCGGCCGGCAGTTTCGGCGTGTAGTCGTAAACGATGGGGACCTGACCTTTGCTAAACGCATCGACTAAATCGTATTCATAGTCCAAATCCACCGAGAAGCCCACAATAGATTTAAGCGTAGACATATAGGTGCGGACGCTCTCAAGCAGGCTGTCAATCAAGGCATTCGGATCGTCTGCATCAATCGGTTTATCAACATACTGCAACTCTAAACGACGGATAGACTCGTCAATAATGTCGCCGGTACGTTGCGCCACTTCGAAATTTTTAATATGCGATGTAGTCGGGAAGCAGGCAAGGCGGTTACCCCACATACGATAGCCCGTACCATAGCTGTTGAATACAGTCGTAATACCTTTTTCATTCAGACGGTTGGTTTCGGACTGTGGATCGTCCGCACGAGCGGTCAGACCGATTTCCACACCCGTTACGCCCAATAGCTCGCGGTTTGAGATACTGAACCAGTAGCCCTGTTCCACATCGGTTTTCATTCGCAGACCTGCGGCGTGGGTGGCAAGATTTTCGAGGCCGAGCAAACCGACGACGTGTGGATAAAAGAGTTGGCAGCGGTCGGACGATGTCTGAAAATTAATCGTACCCAACGGACCACGACCTTCGAGAGCCTTGCTCAAATTTGTACCTTGTGGAGCCGCCACATAAGCGATAGCTTTCAGCTTGCCCGCAATGACTTCCATTGCCGCGCGCACATTGGCATAGCGGTCAAAGTCAGGTGCAATAATGATTTTTGCGTCCGCGCCTTGTCGGTTAAAGCCTTCGGTCAACAGCTCCAGCCCCGTGCGCTTGCCGGTGGCGGCTATATAAGCACCAATGATGTCAGCTGCCGTAACCTTGGTCGGGTCGGTGTAGGTGTAGCTGATTTTGGGCGAGGTCGGTTTGGTTTTGTAGGTAATTTCACCCGTCAGCGTGTTGATGGTGTAGTGCGTGTTTTCGGTCAGCGTATTGCCGCCGTCCGTCAGTGTGTAGCCGCTTTGCAGAGCAGGCTTGGCAGTTTTAGCTGTCAAGGTGTCAGGATCAACCGTCAATACTTCGTTGCTGACGGTTGTCTTATGTTTGGCGGGGTCGCAAACATTGACAACATAGGCGACACCGCTGCCGTAGCGCGTCCAAATGTGTGCGGCATCCGGCAAGGTGAAGCCTTGAGCGGTCAGCTCGCCGCCGAATTGGCCAAAGTCTTTCTTCGTTTGGCATACCGTCAGCTCATTGACCGCGCCAACCGGCGCAGTGCCGACGATGGCGGTAATTGCGCCGTCAACGGTATAGACGGGATTGGAGCCGCCGTCGATGCGGATGGTCTCCGTGCCGTGATGGTAGGCTGCTGCCATGATGGATACTCCTATTTTTTAGGTTTTAAATCGGGGTTGAGGTCTTGGTCGGAGCGGCGGTAGTGGGCAGCCATGAAAAGCGGGCGTTGAGTTTGACGGCAGACTTCGACCTGCTGGGTTTCGGTCTGCAAAACCAGCTGATACTGCCATGCACCCGCATCCTCGGCCAAAAACTCCTCGCTGATAAGGTGGCAGGGCTGGCAACTTGGCGGCGCAAAACCAACCATAGCAAGACGTGTCTCATCCAAGATGGCCAAAGTGCCGTCATCCGCATTAAGGCTGCTGCCAAAAACGGTCAACATCAGCCTGACATCACGCTGCTGCGCAATACGGCCGAGCTGCTCAATATCGCCAAATTTACTGCCGCCGTAGCCGACCAAGATTGCCCCGACAGGATGGATAAATTGGTATTCGGACGGCCGCTCGGGAAAAGCCTCAACGCTGACCCACGGGATAGCGGCCTGCAAATGCTCTACTACCGCATCAATAATCGGACGTGTCGCACTCATCAGTATCCCCCCAAATCCATTTTTTCTCTCGCGCGGACGTGATACGCTCCCGGCTCGGGTTGCGGCGGCTTGTCCAATGCGGCAATGCCGATGTGGATTTTGCCGTCGC